CGGCAGTGGGTCGGCTGGTCGTCGCGCACGCGCAGGGTGATGGAGTTGGACAACCCGGGAGACCGTGAGCGGCACACCGTTGACGTGATCACCCAGTACCACCAGACGGTCCTCGGGAAGCTGTACGTCGAGGAGCTGAAGCCGGAACTGGTGTTCAGCCGCGAGGACGTCGAGTCGGAGAACATCGCGACCCATTCCCGGCAGCTGGTCAAGTACCTGTGGGACAGCGAGGTCGACGCCGACCAAAGGCTGTACCTGGCGTTGCACAAGATGCTCGCGTTCGGGACGGCGGCCCTACGCTGCTACTTCGACCCGACGCAGGGGAAGGTGCTCGGGCAGGTGCCGCTCGACGAGGAGGGCAACCCGATCGTTGACCCGCAAGAGGCGCGGACGTACATGGCCGAGAACTACGGGGAGGCGAAGATCCACACGATCCGGGAGGGCCGGATCATCTGGGAGCCCCTGTCACCGATGCAGATCCTGCCGCCGCCGGGTGTCGAGGATCCCACCCAGTTCCCGTGGGTCGCTGTTGACCGGCCGATGCCGGTCGAGTGGGCGCGGATGCGTTGGCCCGACAGTGCCGACCGCATCGAGGGTCAGGAGTTGCGGGTCGCGGACGCCCGCGAGCTGTCGTCTGATGGCGACTCGAGCCAGGCCCCTTCGGGCGCCGGCAGGCTGCGCGACCACTGTCTGATCACGACGGTGTACGAGATGCCGACGGTGGACAGCCCAGAGGGCCGGGTCATCCACTTCACCGAGAACGAGCTGCTTGAGGTGCAGCAGAAGCTGCCGTACATGCTGAAGGGGAGGCCCCACCATGGCCTCGTGTTCTTCCGCTACCACCTCGTCCCCGGCAGGTTCTGGGGGAAGGGAGTCGTTGCGCCGCTGGTCGGGCCGCAGCGTCAGAAGAACCGGGCGCGCAGCCAGATGATCGAGCTGAAGGACCGCAACCTCGGCCGCGTGTACGCGCGCAAGGGGACGCTGACCGCGTCGAACATGCCGATCGGGAAGATCATGGAAGTCATCGAGATCCCGTTGCACGCCGACTACCCGCAGGAAACGATGGGGCAGCCTGTCGGGCCGTGGGTCGAGGCGGAGGCACGGATCAACGACGAGGACATGGACCGGGTGTCCGGTCTGCGTGAGGTTTCGCTGGGTCAGGCGCCCGCGGGCGTCAGCGCGTACTCAGCTATGGCACTCCTGAGTGAGCAGGACGAGCGTCGCGTTGGACCAGTGCTGAAAGACATTCGGCATGGCATCGGTGACGCAGTCCTGCTCTCTCTGGAGCTGATCAAGAAGTACTGGCCGACCGGGAAGCGGATGGGGATCGTCGGGCAGGACGGCATGATCGAGGAGTTCATGTTCGCGAAGGCGCTGCTGCCGGCGGAGTTCTACCTCGACATCAGCAAGCATTCGCCGCTGCCGACGTCACCGGCCGCCGAGGCGCAAAAGATCTTCGACATCTTCCATGCCGCTGTCGCGGCGGGGCAGCCTTTGCCCCGTGATTGGCTCAAGGAGTCGCTCGACGCCGGCAGGGCCCTTCCGTTCCCGAAGCGGGAGATGGAAGTGCAGCGCCGCAAGGCGGAGATGGAGCACTACTTCCTGCAGGGCGGCCAGCTGATCCAGCCGGATCCGTTTGACGACGACATGATCCACCTTGAGGTCCACCGGGCGCACCGGTTCGAGATGGAACAGGCGATGCGCAACGGACAGGCGGGCGAAGAGGGCATCCAGCTCCTCCAGCTGCTGCTCCAGCATGAGCAGATGCACATGCAGCAGGCGATGAAGAAGCAGCCGCAGACCGGCGGGGTCCCCCACCTCCAGGGTGGCCATGGGATCGAGGCGCAGAACGGGCCGACGAATCCGCAGGGTGCCGCGCAGACAATGTCGGGCACAGCGCCCGAGACCCAGCCGACCGCATGAGATGCGCCGGCTGGGTCTTGAGCTGATCATCTCCCTGGTCTTCGTCCTGGCGATGTTCGGGGCGACGCTGGTCGGGAAGGCGCAACACTCGGAGCCGGTGTACGTGTACGAGCCGTGCGGCGGTAGCCCCGGCCCTCCTCATCCGGGCTAGTCCGTCCGCACCTGGCGCGAACATGTGGTTCGTGTGGGTACCTGGCGACGAGGAGGCTCCGCCTGTGAAGCGATCGTTCTTCGATTGGCTGCTCGGCCGTGAGCCCGAACAGCCGCCGGCGGAACTGCCGACGCTGCACGTGCCCGAGGGGCGAGGCTGGCAGCCCGGAGACCGCTACGACGGTCCCGCCGCCTGGTTCGACGGACCCGAAGTCGGGTTCGTCCGGTCCCCCTACGCCCTCGACGCCGAAGGGCGAAACCTGCGGGTGCCGCTGCTGCGGCTGACGTCGGTCGATGACGGCCACGAGGGCGACGGCAACTGGCACTACGAGATTGCTGGTCCCAATGACTATCCGCAGCGGGGCCGTGTGGTTCCGCTGGAAACGCGAGTTGTAGGTCGAACGGAGGTTCAGGCGTAATGGAACTTGTCCACTTCGGAGTGCCGCGCTGGCAGCTCGGGCCGGCGGCAGAGTTGCTGCGGGTTCCGTTGAGGGACGCGCCGATCGCGAGGCCCCAGCTGGACTGGCTTCGCAAAGAGTTCGACCGGATCCTGTTGATGGCGTCCGGGAAGTCCGCGTACCTGTCCGAGAAGGTGAAGAACGAAGTGTTGGGCGCCTCGGCGTTCTCGGCCCCCGGCACCGTGTATTTCGCCCTCTGGACGACCACCGCGGGCACGGATATGGACGCCTACAATGGTGGCACCGCGGGCGAGGTCTCGGGCGGATCGTACGACCGGGTGTCGAAGACGAACAACGGCACCAACTTCGCGTCGATCTCTGGTGACGCGGCGAAGGTCAACTCGAACGCGATCACGTTCCCGACCGCCTCGGCGGACTGGAACTCGGGGGCGGTGATCCCGCAGACCGGAGTGTTCGACGGGAACGCGAAAACCTCTGGCGACAACCTGCTGATCTGGGGGGACATCACCACGGCGAAGTCGGTTCTGAACGGAGACACCGCGCAGTTCAACACGTCTGCGTTCTCGTGGACTGAGGAGTAACCATGGACGAGCCGTACGAGCGCTCCTAAACCATGGCGCTAAAGATCGAGGTCGGATCGTTCGTTCAGCCGGGCGCGACGGGCAACCAAACCGTGAACCTCGCTGACGCGACGCTCGACGGGAAGGCCCTGATCATTTGGTGCACCCCGGTCGCGGCGGCGGGGATCGTCGCGCACGCGAGCATGGCCGTCGGCTACGGAACCTACCGCGGCGCGTCGGTGCAACAGGTCTACATCGCCGGGTTCGCCGAGGACAACGTCGCGACCGCCGACACTTACCGCGCGATGGGCACCGACGCGCTCCTTCGTCTGTGCGGCGGCACCGGCGCGGTGGACGCGGCTATGACTCTCGTGAGCCTCGGCACCGGGTCGTTCGTCGTGAACTGGAGCAACCTTCACACGACCGCGTCGATCGTCGTGAACTACATGATCTTCGGCGGCGACGACGTGCTCGACGCGGAAGCGGGGTCTTTCACCTACTCCGCCGCGACGGGCGCGCAGGACGTCACGCTCAGCTCGGGGATGGGCCACCCCGACGTCGTGTTCTTTGCCCGCACCGCCCGGATCAATGACAGTACGTTCGATGCGGAGGGTGAAGTGTCGCTCGGGTTCGGCGTCCGGTCAGGGTCAGGGAACGGCCGGTCGGCGCACTTTTCGTCAGACGACGCGGTTGCTACCGAGGCGTCCGTGCAACGGACGAACAACAACTCCGCGCTCTACTCCGGCACGGGCACCGGGACGGTGGAGTTTGTCTGCACGCTCGCGGCCGAGTCGGGGTGGCCGACGGACGGGTTCGAGATCAACAAGACCGTCGCCTCGTTCGCCGAAGATTTCCAGTACCTCGCGATCCGGTTCAGCTCGGACGTCACCGTGACGACCGGGGAGGTCGCAGCACCGACGAGCGGCACGCCGCCCGTCACCCGCACGCTGACGTGCGCGAACACACCGCGGGGGGCGCTGATCATCCACAACCGCACCGCAACGGCGAACACCACCGACTCGTCGAGCGCCGACGACGGAATCCTTGGCGTCGGAGCGATGGACGGCACTCGCGAGCGGTGGGCGGGGGTGTGGGACGACGACGGGCAGGCCACCGCCTCGGTCGCTTCGAGCGCCTGGACGGACACCAAGAGCTACCGCAGCTACACGCCGAACAACGACACCCTCGTGGCGGAGGCCGACGGGCAGATCAACGGCAGCAACTTCGAGCTGTCCTTCAACGACGTGGACACGATCGCGACGATCATCGAATACATCACGTTCGGGGAGAACGCCGGTGCCGCCGCCGCATCCCTGGTCTGGAAGCCCCCTCCGACCCTCCATCTACCTTACTAGGGGAGATCCATGTTTATCAACATGATCAACTACTCGGCCGTGATGAACGCAGAGGCGTTCACGACCGCCACCGACGTGTTTGAATGCACGCCCGCTGCCGACCGGGCCATGCTCATCCTGGGGATGCGCCTTGGGCAGACCACCGACCTCCAGGACGCCGCTGAGGAAGTCCTCCGTATCGGCATCTACACCGACGTGACAGCAGGTTCCACCGGAACGGCGATCACCGAGACCCCGTACACGAACGAGTCGGCGGTGGCCGCGAACACCGCTGCGGTCGTGACGAACCGTGGCACCGCCTCGACCGGCGGGACACTCATCGACATCATCACCTGGAACATCCGTATCCCACTCGAATGGTTCCCGCCGCCCTACCTGATGCCGAAGTTCTCGAACATCGCGGCCGAAGGGCCGGTGTCGTCGTTCCGGCTGCTCACCGCACCGACGGACTCGATCACCGTTTCGGGCGCGCTTTACTGGACCGAAGTGTAAATGGCCTTCAGGTACGTCCCGCTCCCGCCTCGGCCGCGGGCTCCGCGGTGGATCCCAACGAAAACCCCCGCGGGCGGCACGGTCACCCTCGACGTGGCGATCTCCGGGGCCGGGACGGTTACGGCGGCAGTCGTTCGCACCCGAGACATCTCCGCCTCGGTCGCCGGAGTTGGCGCCGTTACCGTGCCGATCGCGAGGACCCGGCCGATCGCCGCTGTTATCGCGGGTGTGGGGGCGGTCACCGCCGACATGATCCGGGTGAAGAACCTGGCCGTCTCGATCGCTGGAACCGGGGCCGTGACGGCTAACCTCGTGCGGACACGCGGGATCGCCGTCGCCATCGCCGGCATCGGGACCGTAGCCGCCGCCATCGTGAAGCAGCTCAGGTTGGCGGTCTCGGTGTCCGGCGTGGGCGCCCTCGCGGCCGCGATCGTCCGGAACCGCACCCTGAACGTCAACGTGGCCGGTCAGGGGACCGTCACGTCGAACCTCGGAACCACCACCCGGATCGCCACATCGATCGCTGGGACAGGGCAAATCAGCGCGAATATGGTTCGCACTGTCACCATCCGCACGACCATCGCAGGGGTCGGCACCATTGCGGCTGACTTTACGGTCACACCTGCCGGTGGGGGTGGGGCCACCGCCACCTTCAGGACACTCACTCGAGTGGGACGGTGAGTCGTCCGACAGGGCTGCCACCCTAACGAGCGATGCCTCAGCACGTACTGAACCGAACGATCACCCAGGTGGCGATCGATCAGTCCGGCGCCGGAACCACGGACCTTGTCGCGGCCCCCGGTGCGGGACTCAGAATCTACGTCGTCGTCCTCGTCGTGACGCTCTCAGCAGCGGGCACGATCAGGTTCACAGAAGGTACCGGCCCCACGAATCTCACCGGGGACATGCCGTTGGCGACAGGCGGCGGCTTCGTCGTTCTCGGCGACGGATACAACCCGATTCTCCAGACGAATACCGCGAACTCGAAGCTCTCGATCGTTTCCGCGACGGGATTCGCGGACGGTTACCTCCGCTATTTCGTCGCCCCGGACTGATGTCCATCCGACCGATCTCGTATAGGAGTAGGTAATGGCACTCACAATCACCAACGTAAAGAACAACGTCAGCGGTGGTTTCTACGAGACGATCGTGGACATCACAGGCGACTCTTCGTACGCGACCGGCGGCGAAGCACTCGCCGCGGTTGACGTGAACGCCCTGATGCCCCGCCTCGGCGGTGGCCTCACGGCGACCGACTCGGATCGCGTTCAGGTGTTCATCTCGGAGACCGACGTGGCCGGGCGGACCCTGTCTCTCGACAAGGTGAACGACAAGATCCTCTTCTACGCCGCGGGCGCCGAAGTCGGAGCCGCGACGAACCTGTCCGCGGTCACGATCCGCGCCCTTGTCCGCTACGGAAAGGCGAACTAACATGGCTGACGAAGAGACTCCTGAGGTCATCGAGGAGACTCCGGTTGAGGAGACCCCGGTCGCGGAGGCCGAGGCGTGGGCGCCATCCCGCGAGGAGTTCGAGCGTCTGACGCAGTTCCAGCAGGCGGCGGTGCCGATCCTGTCGCAGCTGCAGGAGATCATGTCCGACCCGCAGGTAGCGCAGGAGTGGGCGGGCGTCCCGCAGCAGCAGCAGCAGGCCGATCCCGAGTGGGACCCGTTTGAGCCGGAATCGGTGCAGGCGTACTTCAACCACCAGATTGAGCAGCGGCTCGGCGAGGCCCTCGGCCCGTTCGAGGGGTTGCTCGGAATGGTCGCCCAGGAGAAGGGCGAAGCTCTCGCCCGGCAGGAGCTGGAATCGATCCAGTCCGCCGTTGGCGAGTTCGACAAGGACACCGCATTCCTTGTCGCAGGGGGGCTTATCGAGCGGGGCACCAACCCGCGAGAGGCTCTGGCAAGCGCGGCCCAGTACATGCACACCTTCGAGGCGCGCGTCCGTGAGGACGAGCGGCAGAAGTACATGGCAGAGATGGGTGCGCTAGGCGGATCGCCGTCGGAGGTCCCTTCGGGGTCTGGGCCGGCGACCGAAATCGAAAAGGTCCCGACGGGTCCCGGACGGTACGACGTTGCTGTAGCGCGCGTTCTTGAGCGACGGCAAGCCGCCCGAAGGTTCCCGGTGGGATAAGGCACCGACGCGTTCCGTCAAGGAGCTGAAAGAGAGAAATGGCTGACGAGACCACAACTACCTGGGCAGAACTCATGCGGGAGGCCAAAGGCCCCCTGCAAGAGGCCCTGAAGTACAAGACGGTCCTGCTTTCCGAGGTCAAGCGTGACAAGAACGCGCGACGCTGGCACGGCAAGCAGGTCACGATCCCGATCTTCACCACGGTTCAGCAGGGCGGCGGAGGCATTTCGCAGTCCGGCACGGTGAACGACACCATCCCGGTGGACGTCGAGCAGGCCGCGATCACCTCGGCGATCGTCGCGCTCCCGATCAGCTTCACCACTCAGGTGCTGAAGCAGTCGCAGGGCGACGAGAACGTCTGGGCGGAGGTCCTCCCGACGAAGATGCAGCGGGCAGAGGACGCCTTCGGGCGGGTCATCAACGAGATGATGACTGGGTTCGGTACCACCGCGCAGGGTGGAACGGCGCTGTTGGCGGCGGTCGGCACGAACGTGGGTGCCTCGGGTGGCGCGACGCAGACGATCAACGTTGGCCTCACCGCCAACCTGTATCAGCTGTACGTCGGCCGGGTCATCGATGTCCGCACCCGCACCACGGGCGCGTACGTCTCTGGTGTCACCCAGCCGGTCACGATCCAGTCGATCGACCGTACCACTGGCATCCTGACCGTCAAGTTCATCGACAACTCGAACACCTCGTTCGCGACGGCGTCGGCGACTGACGGCCTGTACATCCAGGGTACGTACCGCTCGGGTGAACTGAACGCGCTTCTCGGTCTCGGCCAGGCGGCCGCGACGACGGGCACGTTTGAAGGGATCAACAAGGCGAACGTGGACGCTTGGCAGGGGATCGACTCCAGCCCGGCGGCCGCGACTGACCCGTCGATCGCGATCTTCGACAGGGCTGAGCGAGACGTGATGGGCCGCGCAGGCAAGCTGCCGGACTTCTACCTCGCTGACCCGGCCGTGATCGACAAGTACACGCAGGGCCTGACGGTGCAGGCTCGGTGGGCAGGCGAAGAGGGCACGCTCGCTTCGGGCTGGACGGGAGTCCGGTACCGGAACAAGCTGCTGGTCCCGGACTACGACATGAAGCTCTCGACGGCGATCGGCGTGCCGTTGGAGGACATGGCGATCTACACGCTGGACGACGGGCCGGACTGGGACGAGATGACCGGTTCGATGTTCCAGCGGTTCGGTACCCGCTCGCTGCCGGTCGAGTCCTGGCTGGTCTGGATGCTGCAGTTCGGCTTCCACGCCTGCAACGGCATCGTGCAAATCGGCAACCTGAACAGGGCCTCGTAAGCTAGGGCCTAGCAGACGGCAAAGGAAAGGCCCCCGGAAGGGGGCCTTTCTCTTGCGGTTATACCCGGCGGGGTTATACCGATCAGGGTAGGCGGTGCTCCATGTAGAAGAAGCCGGTCGAGCCGCGCCGGAACACTTCGGGCGCGTCGTAGATCGGCAGGATCCGCTTGAAGTCCACGCCCCAGTCGACGAGGTCCTTGGCGACCCCGAACGAGTCGAAGGGGACCATGTTGCCGTCGTAGCACTGTGGCACGAGCGTCACGCCGGTGAGGGCGGGGCTGCGGAACGCCTGTGGGAACCAGCCGCCCTGGAAGCCCTCCATCGTCCACGAGGTCTCGCGTTGGGGGCGGACTTTCCGCCACCAGGTGAACCAGTCGATGATGTACTGGTTCCCGCCGTCCGGTTGCCCGGCGGCGAGGGCCGCACCCTTCTCGTGGTTGATCTGCACGTCCATCTGGGCGTCGTCGCCGCCGAGGGCCGTGACGCGCCGGCTGACCCGCAACCGGTTGTCCTTCGCGGGTTCGTAGCCGTACCACTGAGGGTTCGTGTACACCCCGACCTGGAAGTTCTGTCCGCGCGCCTGGGTGATGTGGGCCTTGGTGTGCGCCCGCTCTGACCAGTAGACGTGGGTGAAGCCGTATTGGCGGAGCCGGTCGTATGAGCTGACCTCGGCTCCTTCGTTGACCCAGATCGCTTTCATGGGGTCATTCTGCGGGTGGCGTCGGCCGATCCCGGTCCTAAACTAGTCGCGTGTCTACCTTTGGGGAGTTCAGGCATGGAGCGCTTTACGTTGTCGAGCAGGCCCGGAGCCAGGATTCAGTTCAGAAGGCGCTTCGGGGTATCGACGATCGTCTCTTCTTGGAACGTCAGGTCGGGTTCGACGGCCAGCCCGTTTGGTGTGTCTGCGTTGCGCTTGACGGCGACCAGCCCCCGGTCACCATCCTTGAATGGCGCGACGAGGACGGAAGCCCAATCCCAGACCCGTCAGATCGCTTGGTTGACCGGGTCCGTCGGATGGAGCGTGACGGTGCCCGTCTTACGGCCTCGGTGATCGAGAAGAACAGGCGGTTCCAGGAGCAGAAGGTCAAGGACATGGAGACCACGATCACAGAGATGGCGAAGGAGCACGGGAAGCTGTCGACCCGGGCGCTGATGCCGGTCGGGAACAACCACAAGCTGCTCGTCGCCCGCCGGCGCAAGCGGAACATGGGTGAATGGAGTTTCTGAATGGCCTTGAAGTGGAGGGTCCTCGACAAAGGAATCGACGGGTCGTTCGTGTGGTTCAAGGTCGGCTACTTCGACACCGGGGCACCTGACACGATCGTCCAGGAACGCCGGTTCTCGTTCCCCGGTGCGGCGACACGAGACGCCGCTGTTCTTGAGTTCCAGACGTACGGCAGGACGCTCCGCGAACGGAACCTCCTCCACGCTCAGATCGACATAGACGCGGAGGGGACACTGTGACGTACAAGGAACTCCAGGACGAGGTCATCGACTTCCGCTTCAACGAGGGGCGCCGCGACATCATCAAGCGGCTGATCGACCGCCGCTACGCGATGGTGTGGGCGGCGGCGGAGTGGCCGTTCAAGAAGATGCCGCGCACAGCCTTGACGGTCGGCGCGTCGCTGACGGGGCTCACGATGCCCGCCGACTTCGGGCGGGCGCTGCATCTCGAAACATCTGCCGGTGAGCCGTTGAAGTACTACCCGCCCGTAGAGTTCCAGGACAACTGGGACGCCCTCGACAGCTCAGCCGGAACGGCGACCGACTACACGGTCATCAACGGCACGATCTACGTGCGCCCCTACCAGGGGGCGGGCGCGTCGTTTAGCCTCGCCTACGAACGACGGGTCAGCCATCTCGCCGATGGTGTCACCGCGACCGCCGGGCTGATGAACAGCGACAACGACACACCGATCTGGCCGGTCGAGCATCACTACCTGCTCGTGTTCGGGGCGATGGCGGACGGGCTCAAGCTGGAGAACGACAACACGTGGGAGGCGCTCGAAGACGCTTACGACCAGTCGATCCAGACGATGATGCAGGACCTTCTGCCCCCCGACCACGTGGGCACGTTGCAGTACGGCCGCGACCTGGGGATCTAAATGCCGCGCCAGCGTGGGGCTCCTGCCCCGATCCGCACACTGGTACTGGACGACTTCTCCGGGGGGTGGAACCCTCGGGACGCGTTCTCGCAGATCGCCGACAACGAGTCGCCGGACTGCTTGAACATCACGCTGGACGAGCGTGGCGGCGTCGTGAAGCGCCTCGGGATGGACCGGCTCGGCTCGGGGTCAGGCCTGTCGGGCAGCCCGAAGATCATGTTCTACTGGCAGAAGACCGGCGACACGATCGTGCAGGACGGCACCGCGATCAAGAAGACCTCGGACTTCGTCACGTTCACGACGATCAAGACGTACTCGACTAGCGCGCGCGCCGCTTTCTGCGACTTCCAGGGGAAACTGGTTGCCGTCCATCCCGCCGACAAGGTCTCGTCCTACGACGGGACGACCTGGACGGACCATGCGACCTCACCAAAGGGGGCCGCTATCGCGGTGTGGCAGAACAAGGTGTGGGTTACCGCGGACCCCGACAACTTTTCGCGGGTGTACGCGTCGAATGCCGGCGACCCGACCGTTTGGACTCTCGCGAGTGATTACGTAGATGTACGAGAGAAAGACAACGCTCCATGCACGGCGCTCGGCGCTGGGCAGGGGATGGACATCTCCGGGAGGGCGGGGCTCCTCGTCTTCAAGGCCCATTCCGTTCATCGCATCAACGACTCCAGGTCAGGATCAACCTTTGGGCAGTACACCACTCTACATAACGAAGCTGGGGCTGCGGGCCCCCTCTGCGTGGTCTCCACACAGGAAGGCACGATCTGCTTCATCGGGCTCGACGGGATCTACATCACAAACGGTGTGGACCAGCCGGTTCTGGCGTCCACGAAGCTCGATCCGCTCTTCAAGTCGACACAAGTCAACTTCGCGCAGGCAGCGAACTGGTGCGCGGGACTCTTCCGCGACCGGGTCGTCTTCTCGCTGACGCGCGGGTCGGGGCAGACGACCAACAACTTCATGCTGGAACTCCACCCGGGGCTCGGGTGGATCGTCCCGCACTCGATCGGCCTGTCCGCGATGACGTCGTTCCAGACGAACGACCAGCAGCTGTATGGGGCCTCGGCGACGGCGGGCAAGTGCTTCCAGATCTTCAAGGGGGGAGCCGACGACGGGAGCGCGATCACGGGCAGGTTCTCGACCCGTTGGTTTGAGCCGGCGGGGGCGTACCTGATGAGGATGCGCCGGATCCGGGTCGAGGGGCGCGGCGACTTCCAGATCTACACGAAGGCCGACTACACCGTCGGCGACGGTGAGCGGGCCGACTTCATCACCCCGCCGGTCGCTGGGGTGTGGGGCACCTCGGTGTGGGGGCTGGACGAGTGGGGGTCGGACGAGTTCGAGGTTTACAACGACTTTTACAGCCTAGGCATCGCGAAAACCGTCTCGTGGGTGGTCTCGGAGACCAGCTCTACGTCCACTACTGGCCCTAAGCTTTTGCAGGATGGGGGAGCACCCGAAGTCGGCGCGTTCGGCCTCTACGGAATCCGGCTTGATTTCGTGCGGTTGGGGTACGCGTAAATGGGCACGCTGAGCCTCACTAACCCGTCGAATGGGACCACGACAGACGCGAACGTCATTGCGAACAACAATGACGCGATCGAGGCGTGCGTCAACGGGGGATTGGACAACGCGAACATCTCGGGGTCGGCCGGGATCGGCGTGACGAAGCTGGCCGCCGGCACCGACGGGACGAACCTCGTCGTCGTGAACGGTGTCCCGACCTGGCGGTCACCGATCGCCACCACGATCTCGGGGCTCAGCACCGCCGAGGATGGGTTCCGGGCGCGGCTGCGGGTCGGCTCGAGCCCGTACGAGTTCGTCGACCTGGTCTACGACGGCACCTACGGGAAGTGGGTTAGCCCACCGACCTTTTGGCTCACCGGGTCGATCTCAAACGAGGTGGGCACGGATACCCGCTGGTCCTCGGCCGGCAGCGGTTCGGGGACCGGAGACATTTACGTTCAGAACATGAAGGCGATCTACGACACCGGTCTCCGGTTGCAGGTGATGTGTTCCGGCAAGGGCGCTGGCACGGCTGTCACCTGGAACTACAAGGTGGGCTGCTACCAGTTCAACCAGGGAGACACTTCCGACGCATCCCTCGGGGCAACATCATCTTTGATCTCGGGTACAGCCGCGAACGAACGGAAGGCGAGCGGCTGGGTTGACTTCTCGATCACCGCCCCGTCCGAAACACACGGGATCCTGGCGGCGATATTCACCTACAGCTCGAACTCGAACACGACGACTGTGACCTTCGGCTACCGGTGGGTGGCGTAATGGGCACGGTCACCCTGTCGAACCCGCAGAACGGTCAGACCACCGACGCGACCGTGATCGCGAACAACAACGACGCCCTTGAGGCGTGCATCAATGGCGGCCTCGACAACGCGAACGTCGCTAGTGGCGCGAACCTCGCGGTCGCGAAGCTGGCTCCCGGCACGGACGGCTACTTCCTCCAGGTTGTGTCCGGCGTCCCGACGTGGGTGGCACCCACGCTTGTTGGGGCGAAGGTGTACCGGACGTCGAACCAGACGCTCACCGGCGCGTCGACGACCGTGATCAACTGGGACAACGAAGAGTTCGACACGTCCACGTTCCACGACAACTCCACGAACAACACACGGCTTACGGTCCCGACCACGGCCAAGTACTTCGTCAACGTGATCCTGGACGTCACGGGTACGCAGGGCGCCCAGGTTGACACGATCGACATCAGGAAGAACGGCTCGACGGTGGTCGCTAAGACGAGTTTCTACGACGACACGTCCGTGGCGAGCGGCCTCGCTCACACGCTCCCGGTTCTTCTCGCTTTGACCGCAGCCGATTACATCGAGGTTCGCTACACACGACCCGGCGTGGCTGGCACGCTCGTTGGTACGCAGGCGGGATGCAGCGTCTCGATCCACTTGGTGGCTCTGTAATGGCGTATCTGCATAGCAACTCGACGTTGCGGATGCCGGCCAGGACGTCTCCGTACGCGAGCGCCGGCGGGAACAAAAACACGGCGTCTCCGTACCAGAGCGCGGGCGCCCGGATCCTCAGCCTGAACCTGGGCCGGATGACCCCGACGACGCAGAAGACAACTCAGGCGGCGGGTTCGATCCTGGGCCCGCTCGGGTCGTTCGGTCAGTTCTCACCGTTCCTGGCGCTGGGGCAGAACGGCCGGACGATGCAGAGCGGCGGTGGCGGTAGCACCGGCGGGGATCCGGGTGGTGTGCCGACGCCGTATCAGAGGGTCAATACTGGGAATCGGTCGCAGATGCCGTTGGAGGACGGGCCGGTCGATTGGCTCGGCGACCTGGGCAAGAAGGTTCCTGGGGCGTTCCCAACGGTCGATGTCCCGCCGGCCAGCGAGGACGAAGAGACGACGAAGGGGAACCGGGACGTGGACTGGGGTGGCCTGATGGCGCTACTGCAGGGCCAGATGAACAGCTCCATGCAGGCGTTGCGCGGCCGTGCGTTGGCGAAGAAGAAGGAGATTCTGCTCGGGTTCGGGTCGAGGGAGCTGGCGCAGAGGGTTCTCGGTGGCGGCCAGGGGGCGTACGGCAACTACGGCGCGTATGCGCCCGACACGTCGGGCAACGGTTTGTTCGCGTTCAAGTACACCGGCGGGATTCCGTTCTCGAACCCGGGCGGGTCGTGGGAGGTTGTGTCCACGTCTCCTGACGGGAGGGTGTCGGTTGTCGGTCGTGGCGGCGAGAAGAACGGTCAGGGCGAGTCGTTCCAGGCTGACGGGTTCGCCGGTCAGGCGCAGCTTCCGGGGGTCGGGTCCGACGACCCGTTCTTCAACCTGATCAGCGACGACCCGGACAAGAGCACGTCCACGATGGCGATGATCAACCGGGACTACCGGGACCGCCAGTTCAACGCGAACCAGGACTGGAACGCGAACAACCTGTGGTACGGAGGCGCCCGCGGCTACGGGCTGAACCAGCTGAACCGGTCGAAGCTTGAGGACGTCGACGCGTCCACGCGTGAGGTGCAGGCGCAGCTGGGGAACATCGACGACGAGATCGCGCAGTCGCAGAGCCAGTGGGCTAGCAAGCTGTTCGACATGCAGATGCAGCAGTTCATGGCGATGGGTGGCCAGTAATGGCCGGGAGTCCTTACGACAAGAATCAGTGGTTGAACCTGCCTGCTGGGAAGCGCGGGTTCAAGACGTACGACCGGTACCGGACTTGGTGGGGTCGGACTGTCGCACCGAAGTTCAACGGGGGCGGGCAGCAGTCGATGGACTGGTTGGCGCCGATGACTCCGCAGTCGATGTCGGGGTTGGCGTCGAGCGTCGTGAAGTCGCAGATCGATCCGCTCGTGAAAGAGATTTCGGACTCGATCGCACGCCGGTCGGCTGAGGGGTCGCAGAAGATCAGCGCGTTCAACGACCGGTGGTTCCAGGCGTTGGGCCCGATGCGGGACAGCATCAGCGGCGCCTACGACAAGGCGATCCAGTCGGAGTCGGCGATCACGGGTGGGATCAGCAGCTTCCTGGAGGGGCAGGGCGCGGCGGCGCAGGCTGACGTGAGTTCGCAGCTTGCTGCTGCCGGCGCACCACAGGAGGCGCTCGACGTGCATGGCGGCCAGTTGGGCGCGCTCGGGCACGGGATCGCCGGTCAGGCGGTGGGTCGCGGGTCGCTGGAGATGCAGATGCTGAACAGCGACCGGTTGGCCGAGGATGTGTTCCAGGGCCGGTTGCCGGGGATCGTCCGTCAGTTCGGCACCGAGAAGATCAGTGATTTCCAGGGTGGGCTGAACAGCATGTTGCAGGACAGCCTGGGTGACATCAACAGCCAGGTGCCGGGGTTGGTCAGCGGCGTCTATCAGGGCTTGATGAAGAACGAGGTGGAGAAGGCGATCGCGCGCGAGGGCTTCCGGACTGACAGGCAGCGGATCACGGCTGCGGCGAACCAGCCGCCCGGGTTCGACAGCGGGTTCAGCAACTTCACCGGCTACGCCTATGACGAGAACGGCAACCTGATCACGGACGCGAACGGGAACCCGATCCCGAAGTACGAGTCGCCGAGCAGCACCACGGCGAAGAGCAACAACAAGAACAAGCAGCAGACGATTCAGCAGGCGACCGCGATGACGGTGAAGCTGCTGAACCGGACGAACCCGGTGTCGGGTTTGCCTGGGTCGCCGGTGAAGAACCGGGACGCCTACTTGCAGGTGTACGCGTACGTGAGGGGACGCCACCCGGGCGCGACCGAGGCGGAGATTTGGCGGATGACGCAGTCGGCGCTGGTCGCTGGTGGGTACGCGAAGGCGGCCGACTACACGAACGTGCAGGCCGCGGTTCGTGGTGGGGTGGCGGCGCGGCCGGGGCAGAACGCCGGCCAGCCGTCGTTCAACGCGGGCGGGAAGCCGAAGGTGAAGCCGAAGCCGAAGGCGAAGGCGACGACCGACAGCGCGGCCACATCGCGGATCCCCACGGAGCAGGCGCAGAAGAAGGCGCAGGAGAGGTTGAAGGCGGCTCAGGAGGCTGCCGCCTGGGAGATCGGGAACGTGGCGAAGTACAACGGTAAGCGGTCGGCCGCGAAGAAGGCGGCTATGGCCGCGCTCAGGAAGTCTGGCTTGTCGCCGAAGCAGATCGAGAACATCGTCGAGAAGGAGCTGACCAAGAAGTATGGTGGCTTCTTCTACCCGCCTGGAACGTTCGGGGGCTAACCCGTGGCTGATGAGCTGCGGCAAGCCGCTGGCCCGATCCTCCGGGAGCGCCGCCTAAGGCAGCGCCGGCGGGCGTTCCTGCGCCGGCTGGACCAGTCGAGTCTGAGGGACCCGCCGAAGCCGGAGCACGAGAGCTTCTTCGGGCGGGCGATCCCCGATGTGGTCGAGCTGGCCGGGTCGCAGATCGGTGACGCGCTGATCCACTCGATCCCCGGCCTGTACGAGATGGGCAAGGCGGGGGTGAACGACGCCCGTGACCTGGTCATGAGGGGCGACGTTACGCCGGAACGGTTGGGCCGGATCGCCGAGGCGACGGTGCGCGGCACGGTCGATGACTTCCGGCATCCGCTCAGGAACCCCGGGTATCTGCTGCTTGACCTGATCGCGCTTGGTAGCGCGGGGGCGTCGGTCGCGGCGAGGACGGCCAGGGCGGCGAGGGTCGCGTCGGCGGTCCGGCACGGGCAGGCGAAGCCGGTGTTCGAGCGGAAGCCGCTGCCGCCGGACGAGGGGGTTGGCAGGGCGATCCAGCGTGACCCTGATCCGGAGCCACCGTTCGACGCGCCCGAGGTGCGGAAGACGACACGGTGGGACAAGCCGAAGGACGCGATGCGCGACTTCGTCGCGAACCCGAAGTTCGAGGTTGAGCACGCCTTGGCGAAGAAGCTGGGCCGGCCGGTTGAGTGGCGCGGCGAGATCGGCCACATCCCGGTCGACGACGGCAGCCGGGTCACCTTGCACCGGTCGAAGCAGGGTGACTTCACGCTGACCCGCGAGAAGGGGCAGGAGCGCGAGCTGCTCGGCGACACGATGGGCTGGGACGAGGCGCGCGACCTGATGGTCGGGCACGCCTACCGCAACCAGGTCAGACACGAGGTCGACAGCGGCGTCCGTAACCCGATCCCGAGCAGGGAGTACGACTCGGTGCGCGGCAAGGAGAAGTCGCAGGAACAGATCGAGGTTGAGCGCCGTGAGGCGGCCGGCTACAAGTGGGACGGCGAGACGGAGTCGTGGATCGACATCAAGGGCAAGGAGTACAACTCGAAGACGAAGACGTGGGAGGAGCCGAAGCCGGAAGAGGTTACGCCGGCGACGGCGCACCACGTCGACGAGCTTGACCGTGACCTGGTCGTGCAGGGGCTGTTGGATCAGGACGGCGGGGTGTTCAAGACGGGTCGTGTCCGGGACCGGCTGGGGATCACGCAGGTCGAGGCGCTCCAGCTTCGCAAGTCGCTGTTCGACGCGGGGATCATCGACGCGAAGGGGAAGGTCAAGGTCAAGCGCGAGAAGCCGGTCGAGATCTCGGAGACCGACATCGCCGCGCACCAGCAGCTGCTGACGGACAGGCAGGCGCAGCTGAAGGAGATGCGCGGGGAGATCGAGGCGCTCGCGAAGGAAGACCCTGATGGGGCGAGTGACCTGTACGACCACTACCTCGACCTTGAGGACGAGCTGAAGACGATGCGGAAGGAAGGGCCGCAGCCGAAGGCGGCCGCCGCAGCCGCCGCCCCCGACGCAGCTCCTTCGCCAGGACCATCTGCTGAAGGCGTCCCCACACAGCCGGCCACCCCGCGCGAAGGTACACGGAAGCTACCACGCGAAGAGGGCACGGCGCAGCGGGCGCGGAAGGTCAACGACCGCGAGCTGGGGATCAACCCGCGCGCGCTCCGTGACGCTGGTGTCCCCGACCATGTGCAGAAGCCGTTGCGGGCGCAGCTGAAGGCGGCGATGCTCGCTGACGCTTCACCGCAGAAGCTCGCCAAGATCTTCCGGGACAACCTGGGGTCTGAGGCTGGGAAGAAGGCGTACGCGACCTGGAAGAAGCGGGAGATGGGGCCGCTGTTCGTGGACGACCTGAACCCGGTCGCGACGGGTGGCGACGTTGTCCGCGAGTTCTTCCGCCGGCCGCAGGGCGGGTCGTATCTGCTCACCCTGGCGAGGCGGCAAAGGTCGGGTACCGCGCAGGGGCGGGAGCTGAAGTCGTGGTTGAAGGGGAACGAGCTGCGCCAGCGTGCGGAACAGGGGACCGCGAAGCTGAAGGAAACGAAGAGACAGGAGGTGGTGCCGGTCGAGATCACCTTGTCGAACAACCCGATGGTCAGGGCGTTCCAGCTGGGCCGCTACCGGATGATGCACGTCCGCCCCGAGACGTTCAGCTACCCGCCGGCGCAGCACGCCGTGAAGATGCTGCAGGCGGTCACGCGCACCGGTGACAAGGCGATGGAGGCGAAGATCAAGCATCAGCTGCGCGAGTTCGACCGGATCCGCGAGGCGGTCGAGGAGGCGCAGAAGCTGGTCGGGATGGACGAGGAGATGCTCGCGCGGTACGTCGCGGGTGAGGAAGCGAAGCAGCGGAAGGCTGTCCAGAGTGACGCGCTGTCGATCTTCGACTCGTTGAACCAGCTGGCCGTGATCGGGACCCTGTACCTGAAGCCCGCGTACATCACCGCGAACATGATCGGCCAGTTGATGCTGGTCACGATGGACCACATGCTGAACCCGGTGGCCGCGTACAAGAACTGGCGGCTGTCGCGCCGGGTGTTCGCGCAGAACCCGGAGGCGCAGGCGATGATCAAGGCGTCGATGCACGAGGGGATCATCGAGTCGTTCGGGCTGCAGCAGGGCCGGTCGCAGAGGATCGGGAAGGCCCACCGGTTCCTGTCCAAGAAGTTCAACAAGATCCTCGACGAGCCGTTCCGCGAGGCGTCGTTCTTCAACGAGGCGCGCCGGCGCGGCTGGACGGAAGAGAACATCGCTGACCTGATGCGCCCCGAGAACCGTGGCGAGCTGCTCCAGGTCGCTGCTAGGGCGAACGAGAACATCATCGACTACGGCCGGTTGGGGCCGAACGAGCGCGAGTACGTCAGGCGGCTGGTGTTCTTCTACCCGTGGGTGAAGGGCGCGACCCGCTACTCCGCCCGGTTCCTGACCGAGCATCCGGCGCAGGCGTACGCGACGATCGGCGCCGGCAAGTTCGCGCAGGACGAGATCGAGAAGGAGTTGGGGCCGGTCCCGTCGTACGTGTTGGGGTCGTTCGTCGGCCCGGACATCGACATCCCCGGGTTCGGGAACCTGTCGAAGCGGACGCTGCCGGACGGGACGGAGGTGCCGCGGATCATCAACCCGGCGGCGGTCACGGTCCTCGGCACGTTGGGCGAGACCGTTGGGTCGGCTCGCGCGTTGATAGCTGGTAAGCCGCGTGAGTCTGAACAGCTGTCCGAGTACCTGACCCCAGCGGCCAGCCTCGGCATTTCCATCGCGACGCGCACCGACCCGTTCACGGGCCGGACGTTCCCGACCGACATGACGACCGGGGACATCATCACGCAGGAGATCGGGCAGACCGTCGCCCCGTGGGACTTGCTCAAGGACGTGCAGCGTTCGGAGGAGTACGCGTCGGGTGAGCGGCCGACCGACAACGTGTTGTTCCCGTACAACGCGCGCGAGCGGATCGCCCGCTACTTCGGGCCGACGCCGCACTCGTACAACCCGAAGGAAGGCCAGTCCCGTGCGTTCAGCGAGAAGCGCGGCCTGGAGTCGGCGACGAAGCGGGAACAGCTGAAGGGCGCCGAGTCGCGCAAGCAGCTGCTGGAGCAGGCGAAGAAGGTGGGGTTGCTGCCGAAGGGGTCGAAGCAGCTGCCGAAGGAGCTGCGTGACCTC